TACCTCGAACATAGGTAAAACCGTCACGACGTCTTCGGTGAAGTTTGCGACTTGCTCACGCATAACCACAGCACGAATCGACCGAGGCTGCCTCTGTGTCGCACCGAAAAATCGATGCGGGTAATAGGTAACTGCCTCAGAAAATTCACCTTCCGCAAGGAATACTGCTGAGGCGTCTGCTGTGATCATGTCGCGAAGTGTCATCGCTTCGGCATTCCGATCCGTCGTTTTGGTTCTGTCTGCTCTTGCTCTGGCTTCGGTTGTCCTTCCGGCTCAAGCGTTACCCGCGTTCGCGGCTTCGACTCGCCTTCGCTGTGCTGATCAACCGAAACAATTTTGACCCTAAGGCCGCCTACCTCGACAATCTCGCCAAGGTAGGCGGTGATGCAATCGCTCATCAAACTGGCCTCTTTGAGGTGACTTCGACGTAGTCGATCAAAACCGCGTCAACGTTGGTGTCTGCGGTCTTTTGGATCTGGACGTAAAGCTGCACCGATCCAGTCGCGGCGCTCATGTCGAAGACGGTAGACGCCCCGACGCGGATGCCGTCGACGTAGAATTTCACATCCTTTTTTCCGCCAGTGAAATCGATGACGAATCGCTTGTACGTTTCGCCAAGGCTCTGTCCGGTCGCAACGTCATCTTTGTCCGTTGTGCCGTCGTCGCTTTCGACTACCAGCGAGTTCGATCCAATCAGTCGGAAGCTTGCGTGGGTGGCGAGGCTGTCGATTGTTGCGTTGCGTGCCGAACACACGCCAAACGCAAGCGAGGTTGCCGAATCAAGTGCGGTCGAATCGTTGTCAACCTTAATGCGGTACTCGACCTGCTGGAGATTGTCGATGTCCAGCCACAGCACGTCATTGTTAAACAGGCAGACGTTTTGGACCTCGCTGGTGTTGTCGAAACCTAGCTTGATTTCTCCCGTTGCGGACGGTGACACAACCGCCGTGACTGGCGTACCAGCGGCGCTCGTCTCTGCGATTGCCCACGGGCTACCTTGACCCGCGGCTGCGAAAGTCTCGCCTCCGACAAAGTCGTCAGACCAAACCATTTCATTCTGAATACCGGACATTTGTTTTGTACCTTTTGAAAGTGTGATCGATACCGAAGCCCGCCGCACAATCGCAGCGGGCTATGACTCGCTAGGCTCAAGCGGCGTTGCGATAAACTCCGCGGAAGTCGATCGCCTTTACGCCGAACGTCTGCCGGATCTTGTAGTAGTAGCAATCGGTCCTCATGTCCCATTCGCTTTCGAGCACCGGCGACTCTTCGCCTTCAAGGAAGCTAACCTCGACGGTGTCGATCTGCGATGGATCGGCGACCAAGTACCAAACGCTGCTACTTGAAGCATCTAGCACCGGATCAATCACGGGAATCAGAGGGCGATCGCCGCCGGGTCCGTAGATGTTCGCGACGTTCGCGTTTCCGACTGCACTGCCGCCAGCACTTGGAGGTGCAAGCGATGCGAGCAATTGAAGAACGGTAGAGCTGATCGCAGCGGGGCCGATCAAGTAACGCGGGGTCACGTTGATGTTGACGGCAGAGTTGAGTCCCTTCTGCGTCATCATTGCAAGATACCCTGCGTCCAGGCTGGTCGTGCTAACCACAGAAGCACCGCTACTGACGTTCGCGTGCGAAGAATTGAACAACGCAATGCCATCGGCCAGCGGGTCGTTTGCGGTTAGCACGCCGTAGACTGCGGCGTTAACTTTCCGCCTCATCGCCGCACCGTGCATTGCCGGCACGCGGGCCAATGCGTCAAGATCGTCGTTAACGATCGTCTCCCATGATACGGTGAAGCTTTGGCCGTATTTCTCGACCCTGTAGCTTTCCTTTGCGTCGCTCATCACCGCCTCTGGGTAAGTGTGTCGCTCAGGAACCTGCTCAGGGTTAGGGGCTTCACTGAACCGGATTCGATTGATGTTCTTGAAGTCCGAAACCGAGGCACCTTGACGTGCCCAAACGCTCCACGTTGCCGGCGTTTCTTCGTATGCCGCAAGCAGCGTTTTGTTAGACGCGTCAAGCAGCAAGTTCGAGAACGTGCCGGTCGTATGGTAAGCCGATCGCTCGATGCCGAATCGACGCTGGACCCCGCTGTTGTGCAACAACGCTTGCGCGATGTCCTTCGGGCTCATGCGGTCGGTCTTGACGCCAGCACTGCGTAAGATTGCTTCGCCCATTCGCCACAGTGGCAGCCGGGAAAACTCTTGCGATCCTTCCGCCACCTCCGGTTTGGTGCGGCGAATGCCAGCGGCTTGGAACGATCGTAGTACTAGACCGCCGGTGATGACTTCGGCCAAGCGGTCTTGTTCCGACCCGACGACTCGGGCCGATTCGGCGGACTGGCCGACGGGTTGGGTAGCCATGCGTTCAAGGATCCTTTTGCGAGCGTCATCCAACGAAACGAAGCCATCACACAGCTCATCGGCGTAGGCTCGCTCGATGCCGTGAAGTGTGCAAATGGCGGTAATCTCCTTGCGTCGTGCCTTGTCGGTTTCCAAGGCTCGCTTGATTTGTTCGGTAGCGTCGATCGCCCGCTCGGTTTTCTTGTCGCCGCTCATGCTTTCAATCATTTCGGCCGGCTTGTCGCCTTCCGCTGCCATTTCTTCCGCGACCTTATCGGCCGATTCGATAGACTCCGGCATTTCCATTTCTTCAACTGCGGGTTGACTTGACCCCATCTTTCCGACGACCCAAGCTAGGATCTGTCCAGGATCGCTCATGCCTTCGGGCAAACCCATTTCCATAAGCTTTTTCAACAACACTTCGTCCATTCTTTTGATCTCCAATTTGTCTGCGAGGGTTCGCCTCACGGTTGATCGCTCGTCAGCCCCGGTGGCTACGAGGCTCGCGTTAATCGGCGTCCATCGCGTAACAACGTTCGCCGGCCCATTGACAACGGTCCCCCGCGGGGTCGTGTACGATTGCCCGTTGGAAAGCTCAAGCACTTCCCGCGGGATTGCGGTAATCGAAAAGTCGGTCAAATGACCGTCTCGAAGCTTTTGCTCCGCGGCTTGCGAATCCGCATCGGCAGCGAAAAACGGCGTCCCAACAAGTTCGTCGCCAACCACCCGAAGCGATCGCAGGGAACCAAAAATGTTTCGCACGGTGCTCTGATTGTGGCTGTCGACGATCGGGATCTGCGTCTGCCCGGATCGCATTTCGATTCCGTCCATTTGCAAAACTTCCGGCACCATTGCACCACGCTTGCTATCGAAAACCATGACCGGGTTTTCGGTAGCCGTGACGACTTGCAATCCCTGACCCTCGGCCCGGACGATCATCGACCGCGACACAAGCAAGGGCGTATCCGATCGCCTTTCCATTCGCTCGGCGGCGTATAGTGCTGTCTGTTGCTGCCTTGCGGCGTACTGGCTGGCGTGGCGCCCCATCACCTCGCCATCGTCTTTCACGACCGCCCACGGCTTGGAGTCGCTGCATTCTTTCGATTTCTTCACGTCATACGGCACTTGCTAGTTCCTCCGTAGGCGTGTCGATCGTTCCGTCCTTTGCGTCTTCAATTAGCGCGGCTGCGTTGGCTTCGCTGACGCCAAGCATCGAAAGCTCGGCCTTTGCCCTTGCTTCGCTGATTGCACCTGACACAAGATCGCCAAGCACGTTCGTAATTAATTTGCGCACGTTGTCTGCGTTGCGTTTGCCAATCGATTGCATTTCGCCTGACCCGGCAGCGGGGGGCTCTTGGCCGGTCTGGTTTAGTGCGACCATTTCCAACTGTTGTTCCGCCGGCGTCGAAAGCCCTAGCGACTTGCGAAGCTCTTCCTCTTTCTTTCGCTGATAGAAGACAGCCTTCCAGTTCTTACCGCGCGCCCCTAGCTCGGTGCGGTAATCGCTCATAAACGAATCAATTGAAGCCTGTGCCGTCGATTGCTCTACTGACGGGTCGACCCATTCCCAGTCCGGCATTTGCCATTCGACCGGCGAAACCATGCGTCGATTGTCAAGCAACTCAACAGCGGTCGGGAATCCTTCAACGCCTTCGGCGGCTGCGGAATTACAAAAAGCGTCCCATACTGGTTGGCATAGGTGCATTCGCAGGTAGGTCTGCCAGCAGCGAAATCGGCGACGGTCTTCTAACTGACTTGTGCGGCTGCTGCTATAGCTTGTCTTTGAGTAGTCACGGGCGACCACCTCGTAGGATAGGCCAGTGCCAACAGCGATACCGCGTAGGATCAATTCGATCCACGGTGCGGCGTTGCTGTTTGGCCTTGCGGGGTTGATCTGTTCAACCTTTTCGCCTGGAGCCAATCGGAAGATGGCACCGGGCTGGACATAGTCGAGGCTATTCCCCGCTTCGTCAACCGAGTCGCCTCCCGCCGGATCTGCCAAACCGCCAAGCGGCGTTTCGGTAGTGATCGCCGCAGCGAAGCAAGCAGCAACCGCAGAGGATTGCAATTCGTTATCGACGTAGACGCCAAGGTCGCGGATCCACTGCATCGCCGGCGCGAACCACGTTACGCCGCGGGTCTGCCCGATTCGTTCGCGTCGGAATAGATGGAGGATCTCGTTAGCCGGGATCTTTTGCGATTCGCGGATCGTAGCGTAAGGGCTATTCGGATGCTCGGGATAAATGAAGTAATTAAGCGGCTTACCAAACTCATCGACTTCGATTCCGCGAATAATCCGATTGCGGCTTGCGGTCTTTGCTAAATACTGATCGCGATCAAGTGCAATGCGGTCCGCTTCGATCAGTTCGAGGGCAAGCGGAATCGGCCTTGTGATGCCCTTGTGCGTTTTTGATGGCGTCCGAACGATTCGAATAAGCACTTCGCCAGCTTCAACCATTTCGCGAAGAGCTAACTGCTGAATTTCTTCAAAGCTCAACAGTCCGTTGAAATCGCACACTTCGGACCATTGCTGCCAAATTGCGTCGCGGGTGTCATTGATGCCTTCAAGGTCCGCACCTTCTGGCGTTTCGTAAACGCTTTGGGCCTGAATGCCACAACCGACAACCGAAGCTACAATCGTATCCACAACGCCGCGAGCGTAGGCGTTATCGCGGACCATTGCACGAGCCCAAGCCCTAGCAGCATCGGCACCGAACGGGCCTAGCATCTCTTGATCGGCAGACTGATTTTTTGGTTTTTTGTTGGCCGTTATGCGGTTCGATTCCGCACCCTGATAAGCACGCTCAAGCGTCCTTCGGGCAATAGCACGCCGCAAACCTGCTTGCGGGTTAATAACAGAAACGGCTCTGTCGATCAGGTTTGCGATCATCGGCTAACCCTCGATATTTTGCCAAGGGTTATTCCGTTGCCGCTTTCGCGTTCAAGCTGTCGCGTTAGCTTATTGCGTTGGTCCATCAACGCGGCAAGATCGAGTTTGCTTACTGACCTATTGCCGATTGAATACGACGACGCCCCGCCCGTTAGTAAGGCGCTGATCGCTGCTTCGACTTGTGCTAATAATGTTGCGGTCTGCGACATGCTTTAACGGTAAAGCATCGCTGCCGCTTTGCAATTCGATAGCCGGCCTAGTGACTATCGGGCTAGTATTCCGGGCATCGAAAGATATGGTTTGTGACCAAGTCTCTCCACAGAACCCGCATTTGCAATATCGGATCTTGCCGCGGGTAGTAACGACTTTGCTGTAGCTCGTATTGGCCGGCCTGATTGCTTGGCAAGCCGCACAGGGTCGCGGAGTGAATCGCTCCCGCGGTTCTGCGTTCGGTTGTTTTTCAATTGTTTGCAACTCTGGTTTGTCCTCTTTTTTCCTGCGGCTCATCAAACGCTCCATCGGTGAAAAGTAAAAAGATTAGTAACGCCTCTGCGGTATCCATCCTCCCGGCCGTGACCGGAAGCGTCCGTGGGGCTTGGGCTTTTGTGGTCGCGGCTGCTCTGGCTTGTCGGCGTCGATATGCTTTGGCGATACTTCCGCCTCGCTTCCGCCAATTAGCTTTAGGCTCAAAACCTCGGTTCCCGCCGATGCCATTGCCAAAGCGTCAAGCCAGTGATTGTTCGGGTTGTTTTTTAACCAAAAGGTTTTGGTTCCTTTGCCTTCCTTAAACTCTGTCACAAGTTCTTCCGCTGCGACATGTTGGCAAATGCTT